GTTTACCACAATTAATTAAGAGTGCCTAATGAATACGCCCGGCCCTCCGTTTTCAGCAATAAATTCCTCCACCCTTGCTTAGCAGGTGACTAGGTAACAGGAGTGTTACGAGATAATGAAAGTCGCCGGCTCATGCGAACAATAGAGCCATGCCTTCCGAAATGATACTATCGAGGGCGCTCGCAGCGTAAGACTCCACCTTCTTTGCCACCGTATCAATGCCTCCTTGCACGAAGGATGGCACTGTGGCGGAAATGTGAGCTGCTGCGGCAGTGGCAACGCGGTTCGGTGGCGGAGCGGGCCTCGTCAAGGACCCACCTCCGTTATTGGAAGGCGCGATTGTCATCTCAATGTTACATACGTACTCGGCAGTAAGAACAACAGTGGGAGCAGCGATCAACCCCGTTCCTCCGATCTCCACAGCCAACGATGTCCAATCGAAATCAGTCATGGTGTTGGTGAATGCAGACAGAGGTCTGAAATTGTGTGCTGTTGGACCCATTGGCTTAGAAATCCAAGCCATTTCCAAACCTGCCGCAACGTTAGACACTTGAACCTCCGCCTGAGACATCTGCCCCACCGGGACAGCCTCAAGCACAAAAGGGTTGGGTGTTACGCTGGTCAGGAGACGACCCTGAGCATTGTTTGCACTGAGGAAACATCTAACGATGACTCCAAAAGAGACTATACGAACTTCTTTAGCCGACCTTACTAAGCTCAATGCATCTAAGGCGGTGGTATAGGTTGCGGCCATGTTCCAATCGGCCCCCACCGAAGCGGGGACTTGGTAATTCCACAATACACCAGGTATGAAGACGTAGCGAGTGCCACCGCTAGTAGTAGCTGTGGTAATATCCACCAATGATCGAATTTGAAAAGGGATCGTTGGGGGACCACCGTCGAGTCTCTGCGCATTCCGCGCGTGCACACAAAAGGGGTCGGACATGGAGCATGTTGCATGCATGTGTCCCATCCTAACTGATCGTTTTGGAGTGACACTAGAGAGAAGTCGGGGAACGGGTACTGCGGGTCGCCTAACAGGGTACTGTTGAGGTTTGCCTTTTCCTGCATTTCCTTTCTTCTTTCCTTTTGCTTGCTTCTTTGCTTTCTTGTTGGCCATTTTGCTGACAACGTATCAAAATCCCCAATAACGAGTACAGCGAACTGAACTCCTGTTAGAGGGGCCATAAGCTCTCCCCCCCCTAGCGAAGGGGCCGAGCATTCTACGCCTCATCGCGCTTGACAGCGTCCAGCACCGGTAGGTAGTGCAATACAACAGGGACGCTATTGAGGGTCAAGAGCTGGGTTTTGAACTCGTCTTCATGCTCACTCCCAAGATTGTATCTCTCTTGGGTGATGACGTAGTTCAGTGGAGAAGGATTGTATCTGCGATCCCCTTTAATCGCAGACCACTCTGCTTTGCCGGAAGGTCTGATCTTCCTCTCTTTGCACAACTCGTATGTCCGGTCGGCGAACGGGCCGAGGAATGGGACATGACCAGAGTCAATACGGACCGATAAAGCCGAAGCAGCTGCATTAGCTGCCCCAGGCAACGTGGTATTTATACCCATCCTAGTAATACCCCTAAAGGGTTTAGAACCGAGGACGGTCTTGGTAACACCAGTTTCGGGGTCTTCCGCGTGCCAGAAGAGTTTCGAACAGAATTCCCAGTCTGAGCGCTTGTTGCTGACCACTCCCTCGGGCTTCATTCCCAAGGAAAGTAGATATTTCTGTATCTCTGCAATTATCCAGACATCTGAATCCCTCAGGAACAGACATCCGTCATCACCACAGGCGAGAAGAAGGTAGGGGATTTTAGGCATCTTCACAAGAATAGCCATAACAAGAATCACTGTATCCGTCAAGTTGGTATCAGCTCTCCCAGACGCCATCTGGAAGTCCTCAACCTTGACGTCATACTGTGCCGTATTCTTGTTAACTGTAGGTCCCCATACTTTGAACTTGTGCTTTCGGTAAAGCGCGGCAAGTTCATTTGCCTCCTTCTCGTCAGAAAAGCTGTACTCTCTAATAGGCATGTATTTAACCCCATTTGGCGTCGTACCCCTAGTTCTAATCCTCATGAACCAGGAATTCAGCCATTTGGGTACTCCCAAAAGATTGTACCAGCGAAAAGCTCTCTGCTGGATGGGCAGACAGAGCGTTGAGTCATAGCTAGCCATATCCACGCTCCAAGCGGACACGGCACCATGCTCACCAATGAATTTGTCGACTCTATACCCTATCTCGCTGCAAGAATAACCCGAACAGTACATAACTTGGCATTGAATGCCATCCCATGCTCCGCGGATCTTATCCCACAATTGCCAGATAATTGGGCCAGTGATGGCTTTGTCAACGTCCTTGGGTGGCTGAACCAACCTAGGTTTCGTCGACTTAGCATGGTCAACACCAACCGTCGCCGCAGCCTTCTCTATCTTGAGAAAGCCACTCGTCGCTTCGGGAATCGCTTCCACGCCCTGGTTCGTCTTCCAGGCATCGATCATGAGTTCGATGTACTGCATGGGGTAGCTCTTCTTGAGTTTCTCCGTCCACTTGCTAAAATAGACGAAGCTGGTGTCGACACCAACTCTGATGCCTCCAAACTCCGGGCGAGTAAGAACTCCGTCAAGTTCTTTCAACGCCTCCTCCGTTGGATTCTCACGTGTAGCGAGAACCCTATTTGTGACGGCGCTCAACTCCGCCTCCTGCGTAGTAGCCAACGCATTAGGCAGAGCACCATCACACACGATCCCTGAAACGCGGCACCTGTCAGGTTCAGACAGGCGCTCACGGGTAGCTTCCAGGGACAGACGACCGGTAATATCCTGATTAGCCGGCTTCGTGAACCTTGCGCCGGGTAGGGGCAGATTCCGCTGTAACGCGAAGTTGTTACCTAGAAGCGGGACTCTCGGTCCATCCGGGTCTGAGTATGATTGAACCCATCCTGATTCATACCATCTCCTCCAAACCTGGACTGCAACTAGCAACCCTCGGCCGCAGCAGCAAAGCAGTAACAACGCACAGAATGCTCCGATAACCGTGATCGCTTTCTCCCAGGGCTCGTCCTCGAGCCAAGTCGCCGCGATCGCTGAGATCATGGTGAAAAGGAAAATAAGCGGCAACCACAGCCACCATCGCACTCCGATTGGAGTAAACTGCGTGAGCAGTTTGTGAGCGTTCATGAGCCACGTGAACCTGGTTATCATGGTATGCGTCGAATCTACTTCATTGTGCAAATTGCACACGAAGCCGATCGCAACCACTGCCGTCAGTGTACGTGCCAAAAGAACTGGGGGAATCCTCGACTTTCCCCACCTATTCTTCATAACGTAATACACCTCGGAGAATAACTCTGGTGTGCGTGCGCGGCCCAAAACGTGATTTGCTACTTGAGAAACACCATTGACAGGAACTGTCAGTGTAACTGTTTCGCCACGGAATAAGAAGTCTGAGTATAGGACTGGCCCAAACTTATGTACTCGTGTCACGTCGAACGTGATCTCGGTGAAGCGTGCATTGTCTTGCATGGCATTTCTGGCTGCCGATGAAAACTGTACGGGACCGCTCTTTGATATGTCGGTCTCAACTTCTCCCCAAATCAGCTCTCGTCGCAAAGGCGTCGCCCCCTTCCCCGGATGCAACCTGACACACCATGTCGTATCATCCAGGGAAAAGAGCACCTCCGCTTCGATCACCTCGCCACCGCCCCCAACCCATCCACATTGCCAGGGTGGCAAAGAGTGGACGTAAGGGGTTTTGTTTCCAGCCACCGTCATGTTGACAGTGTCGCGCTGGATGCTCCAATGGGCTTCGTCATAAAACCCACCGAACATGTCCGAGAAGTGATGCTCAACGGCAAGCGCATCCTTGCACCTGCCATCGCTGAGCTTCACCCAAAGCTGCATCGGGTCTATATAGTACGCACTGTGTGTGAATAGGAAGACGTGGTCTTCGCCATCATAACATGTGCACTCTTCAAACCGATGCAAGCAGATGTGTTCAGCCGTCTCCAAAGGAGCTCGGCCTCGCCGGGTACTATCCCCAGCAACAATGCTGGGCATCAAATAGCGACCTCTCGCCCCGAGGTGCTCGTACGTACGGTGGGGTGCTCCACCCACATCTACTACGACCGTGCCAACGTTCTTCATCAGCTCCGCGCAGGCCTCTTTCTCAGCAACATACCTTTGCCCCGCCAACATCCCATGAGGATTGTAATGGCCAAGGGGTCCAACAGGCTTGGTACCGATCTTGAGTTCCCACAGCAGCGCCTTTGCGTCGGTCATTGTCGTGCCGACCCACTCGGTTGGGCGGTCACCTTCACGGTCCGAAGACCGGCTTCGCTGGCTCTCAATGTCTTCCATTGGGGGCGTGCCAACTTTGAGAAATTCTTCAGGATCTCGATCGTGCGAACACTAGAGGCTTTCTCGACTGGCGACTTATAGCTCGATTACTCGTGCTACCAAC